TACTAGGGTTTACACCGATAAGCAAACATTGGTTTACGAAGCTGTAATCAGGTTTTTTGCGGCCGAAGCGATGGGTAGCACCGACTTGCTAGAAACGCCCGTGAGCGTTTTTTTATACGTCAGGCTAGCAGTCCCTCAGTCCTACTCCAAAAAACGCACAGAGGCTTGTTTAAGCGGCTTAGAGAAGCCCTGCAAGAAGCCAGACATTGACAACATTGCAAAAACTTACCTAGATGCTATGAACGGCGTCATTTTTAAAGATGACACTCAGGTCATTGATCTGCACTTAAAAAAGGTTTATTCGGCGGTGGCTGGGGTCGATGTCATGGTGATGGAGGTTAAATGAACCCAGAACAAGCCGCCCAAATAATCAGGGACAAAGCTCCAGGCTACGGGGAAGCTAAAGCGCAGCGGGTTTATCTTGAAGAATTCCGTAAGTCCAAAAAAGCTCTTTTGATGAAAGGTGCACTAAAACTTGGTGTGGAGGCGGTAAATGCCCAAGAGCGAGAAGCCTACGCAGACCCAGCCTACCACCAATTACTCAAGGGTTTGGCACTGGCAATCGAACAAGAAGAAACGCTGAAGTGGGAGCTGGAAGCTGCTAGACTTGATATTGAGATATTCAGAACTAGAGAAGCAACCGCTAGACTCCAAGATAGGGCGCACCAGTGATACTCAAGCATCAATACGTTAGAAGCAAAAAGCTGTTAAAATTGGTGGCAAGCCTTGATTGTCAACTTTGCGGGTCAGGCTTAATGGTGCAAGCAGCGCACTCAAACATGGCGCAACACGGACAAGAAATTTATGAGCAGCGAGGGAGCGTACTTGTACCGTCCGTCGCAAGACATGGCCAGCAACATGGCTGCCGACAAGCTGGCCTACTGCGCTGGCTGCACCCAGATGCACGAAGACCTCTCTGCTGACACTTACCGCGCCCTGTGCGGCGACTGTGGCCAGCATCAGGTGTTTGGCCACCTCAACTTCAACAAAATCGTTTAAGGGGACATCATGGAAACCGTTATCTACACAGAAGACGAGGTTCGTGTGGCCCTGAGCCGCTGGGACGAGACCGGCGTCTGGCTGGGCATGCAAGTGCCCGGCTCGAGCATGGGAATTGTCCTGACCCGTGCTGAGGCCGCGCAGATGATGGCTAGCCTGCAAGCCCTCCTGGCCAAGGAGGCAGCATGAACTACGCAAACCACCACGCGGTGTTTGTCCGCAAGGTGGCAGGGTACGAGTGCTAAGATTGCACCACTTGCAAAGCCATATCCAAAGCGGGTGAAGCAGGCGATGACTGGCGACCAGCCAGAACAGCGACGGCGCGACACCGATCGCGGAGGTTACACATGGCAACTAAGAAACCAAAACTTGAAGAAAAACCACCTGTAAAAAAGCATGGCGGTGCTCGGCCAGGCACTGGCGGGGCAATGCCAGGTGCTGGCAGGCCTGCATTTGAACCTACGGCAGCCGAGCGTAAACAAGTCGAAGCCCTGTCCGGCTACGGACTGCCCATCGAGCAGATCGGCGCACTGGTGCGCGATGGCATTCACATTGACACACTTCGTGCCCACTTCAGCACTGAGCTGGTCTCAGGTAAGGCCAAGGCCAACGGCCAGGTCGGGAAAACCCTATTCCAGAAGGTCATGGCTGGCGACACCACCGCAGCGATCTGGTGGAGCAAGACTCAGATGCGATGGGCAGAAACCCAAAAGCATGAGGTGACAGGGGCAGACGGTGCGCCTCTAGAGTTCCGCGAAATAAGGCGAACCATAGTAAAACATGACTGATGTGCTTGACTTGGCAACCCCACCGTGGGCACTTCCCCTGTTAGAACCTGCCCGCTATAAAGGCGCTTGGGGTGGCCGCGGCTCTGGCAAAAGCCATATGTTTGCCGAGCTGATGATTGAGGCACACATACTTGACCAGAAAAGGCGCAGCGTTTGCGTGCGTGAAATCCAGAAGTCGCTGAATCAATCCGTCAAGCGTCTACTGGAGACCAAGATTGAGGCCATGAACGCTGGCGCTTACTTTGAAGTCCAGGATGCCGTTATTAAGTCCAAGAAGGGCGATGGTGCGATTATTTTTCAAGGTATGCAGAATCACACCGCCGACTCAATTAAGTCGCTCGAAGGCTACGATTGCGCTTGGGTAGAGGAGGCCCAAAGCCTGAGCCAAACAAGCCTTGACCTTCTGCGACCGACAATCCGAAAGCCCAACAGCGAGTTATGGTTCACGTGGAACCCAAGGCAGAACAGTGACCCCGTAGATTTTTTGCTGCGTGGGCCAGAGCCGCCAGCCGATGCCACGGTGATTAAAGTTAACTTCACCGACAACCCTTGGTTTCCACAAGTTCTGCGCGATGAGATGGAGTACGACAAGCGGCGCGACCCTGACAAATACCAGCATGTTTGGATGGGTCAATACCTACGGAACAGCAGCAGCAGGGTGTTCAGGAACTGGAAAATAGACGAGTTTGATGCACCGTCAGAAGTTATCCACAGGCTCGGTGCCGACTGGGGCTTTGCGGTAGACCCGACAGTCCTGGTGCGATGCCACATTATTGGGCGCACGTTGTACATTGATTACGAAGCGTACATGGTGGGCTGCGAGATCGTAAATACGCCAGAGTTGTTTATGCAGGTTCCGGAGGCCGAGAAGTGGCCCATCGTCGCAGATTCAGCCCGACCGGAGACCATCTCGCATATGCGTAAGAACGGGTTTCCTAAAATCATGACCGCAGTCAAAGGGCCGAAGTCGGTCGAGGAAGGCATCGAGTTCCTGAAGAACTACGACATCGTGGTTCACCCGCGCTGCACTCACACGATAGACGAACTGAGCCTGTACAGTTATAAATCTGACCCGTTGACTGGGCGAATCCTGCCCCAGCTTGAGGATAAAAAGAACCATGTAATTGATGCTTTGCGGTATGCCTGCGAGGGCATCAGGCGGTCAGCAACTACAAAACCAGTTACATTTACGCCATTGCCCAATGTCAAACGCTGGTAATCAAAAGGACAAACATGGCACGAATACCAAACGACCAACGCCTTGCAAATTTGCACGCTGATGCGTTGCGCCAGTTCAACGACATCCAAACCGCGCTGCGGGACGAGCGCCTGCAATGCCTGCAAGACAGGCGTTTCTATTCCCTTTGTGGCGCTCAGTGGGAAGGCCCACTTTACGACCAGTACGAAAACAAACCCAAGTTTGAAGTCAATAAGATCATGTTGGCGGTCATTCGCATTGTCAACGAATACCGTAATAACCGCATTACAGTTGACTATGTAAGCAAGGATGGTTCAGAGAACGACAAGCTGGCTGAAGTCTGCGATGGCCTTTACCGCGCCGACGAGCAGGCATCGGTGGCTGATGAGGCATACGACAATGCATTTGAAGAAGCCGTGGGCGGTGGCATTGGCGCATGGCGGCTGCGGTCTGTCTACGAGGATGAGGAAGACCCAGAGGACGAACGCCAGCGTATCCGTATTGAACCCATTTTTGATGCTGACAGCTCGGTGTTCTTCGACCTGTGCGCCAAGCGCCAGGACAAGTCTGACGCCAAATATTGCTTTGTTGTCACTAGCATGACCCGTGACAACTACAAAGAAATTTACAACGACGATCCTACTGATTGGCCCAAGATCATCCACCAGTACGAGTTTGACTGGGCGACCCCTGATGTGGTCTTTGTGGCCGAATACTACAAGCTAGAAGAAAAGACGGAAACCATCCGCATCTTTGAGGCCATCGACGGTACTGAGGAACGTTACACCGCAAAAGACTTTGCCGACGATGAGACCCTAGAGGAAACCCTGATGGCTATCGGCACAAGGGAAGTCCGACAAAAGCGCATTAAGCGCATGAAGGTTCGGAAGTACATCATGAGCGGCGGCAAAGTGCTTGAGGATGCAGGCTATATCGCTGGCAAGTGCATTCCCATTGTGGTGGTCTACGGCAAGCGCTGGTTCGTGGACAACATCGAGCGCTGCATGGGTGCCGTGCGTTTGGCTAAGGATGCCCAACGCCTGAAGAACATGCAACTGAGCAAGCTGGGCGAAATCAGCGCACTCTCCAGCATCGAAAAGCCGATTATGACCCCCGAGCAGGTAGCAGGGCATCAGCTCATGTGGGCCGAGGACAATCTGAGGGATTACCCGTACCTACTGATTAACCCAATCACCGGGCCTGATGGCAACACTCAAGCGGCTGGGCCATTGGCTTACACCAAGTCGGCGGCAATCCCTCCAGCAATGGCCGCACTGCTGCAGATCACTGAGCAGGACATGCAAGACATTCTGGGCAACCCGCAAGGTGCTGACAAGATCGTGTCAGGTGTGTCTGGTAAGGCCGTGGAGATGATTCAAACCCGCGTTGACATGCAGACTTTCATTTACATGAGCAACTTCGCCAAGGGCATGAAACGCAGTGGAGAAATCTGGCTATCGATGGCCAGGGAAATTTACACCGAAGACAAGCGCAAGATGAAGACCATCACGCCGACTGGTGAATCCGGCACGGTGGAGCTGATGCAACCCATGATTGACCCGAAGACTGGCGCAATGATGATGGGCAACGATCTGGGCGCTGCCACCTTTGATGTGATTGCCGACGTTGGCCCATCCAGCAGCAGCAAGCGTGCAGCAACCGTCCGTGCGCTCACGGGGATGCTCCAGATCACCAGCGACCCAGAGACTGCGCAGGTGCTGACCTCGATGGCGATGATGAACATGGAGGGCGAAGGCGTGGCGGATGCGAATGCTTACTTTCGCAAGAAGCTGCTTCGCATGGGCGTGGTCAAGCCGACCGATGCCGAGGCCGAAGAACTTATGGCCGAGATGCAGGGCAAGCCGCAAGACCCGAACGCTATGTACCTCCAGGCAGCAGCGGAGGAGGCCACTGCCAAAGCAGCAAAAGCCCGTGCCGACACTGTAGAGACAGTGGCAAGCGCAGAACTCAAACGTGCCCAGACGCTGCAGACTTTGGGGAAAGTTGACCAAACATCTCAGGAAATGGCGATGACTAATGCCCAGGCCGTGCAAGAGATATTGCAAGGCCAGATTGTGCAGCCAGTTGTCAATCAGTAATAAACAAGCGAGAATCTCGCAAACGGCATCCACCCAGCCGTATCTTGGGTGAGTTGAATGGGGTCAGAGATGCAAGAAAAGGCAGAAGCGGACGATGTAGTTGTTGAGGACGTAGTTGAGGAAATCGACATTGTTGATGAATCAGACGAAACCGAAGATGAAGTCATTGTCAGCATTGGTGAGGAAGCGCCACCCACCGAAGAGCAAGCCCATGCGCCTGAATGGGTTCGAGAGTTGCGTAAGTCACATCGAGAACTGCAACGCCAGAATCGTGAACTGCAAGCGAAGCTACAAGTCCAGCCGACTGAGACCAAGCCAGTCAGCATCGGAATAAAGCCAAAACTAGAAGACCACGACTATGACGCTGACAAATACGAGGAAGCACTGACTGGTTGGTTTGAGCGTAAGCGCCAGGCCGATGAGGTCAACGCCAGGCAAGAGGCTGAAGTTATGAATCAGCAGAAAGCATGGCAAGCCAAGCTGGATGGCTACGGCAAAGCGAAAGCAGAGCTGCGAGTCAAAGATTACGAAGATGCCGAGGCCGTGGCCCAGGAAGTCTTTTCAATCACCCAGCAGGGCGTGATGCTTCAAGGTGCAGATAATCCTGCGCTGGTGGTTTACGCACTCGGCAAGAACCCGAAGAAGGCCAAGGAGCTGGCAGAGATCAAAGACCCCGTAAAGTTTGCCTTTGCGGTTGCAAAACTGGAGAAAGAATTGAAAGTTACAAACCGTAAGGCAGCCCCGCCACCCGAGAGAATCGTGTCAGGAACTGGCCGAGTATCTGGGGCGGTGGACTCAACCCTAGAACGGCTGCGAGAAGATGCTGCTCGTACTGGCAACATGACGAAAGTCATTCAGTACAAACAGCAGAAGCGAGCAGCATCCAAGTGATATTTTTTATAGGAGCCTATCATGGCAAATTCATTCAGTAAGGAAGAGCGCGTCGCGTTCGAGGACATCCTCGAAGGCTTCAACGACGCGCTGGTATTGTCCCGCAACGTGTCCGTCTACAACACCGACGGCTCGATGATGGAACGCACCAACAACGTGATCTACCGTCCCCAGCCCTACATCGCACAGTCGTACGATGGCATGGACCAGACCGGCAACTTCACGGCTTACACCCAGCTCTCCGTCCCTGCAACGCTCGGCTTCCAAAAG